AAAGACATTCAAATGACCTATGGCTGGACCAGGTACTCCAGTAGCTTTTTGGAATACCTCGCCTAAGTCAATAAATCTATCTTTCTTATATTTTGTCTTACTACTGAACTTATCGGATAAAGCTTCTATATCGAAAGTTTTTTTCTTAATTGCTGCTTTTTTAGCCATATTATTTTTTTTTAGAATGGTTGTTCGTCATCATTTGATGATGTACTAAAAATCTCATCCTTTGTGTTTGTATTCGTGTTTGTGTTTGTGTTGGAACTTCTCATAGATGTTTCAGATTCACTATCATCACCTTTAGCAACAAACTTATTTAAAGATTTGTCCCATTGTGGTGTTTCACCATCAGCGATAAGTTGTACATAATCTAGTGGTTGTGATTTGTATATATCTTTCCAACTAGTCTCATCGGTCATCCAAGTTTTAGCTTTTTCAGACTTAGGGTCTGTTAAAACATCAACATCTTCTGCCATAATAGAAGTTATTTTAGAATAACCCTTATTATCTCTACCTAAAATTAAAGTAAGGTCACGACCTTCTCTTGGGTCAGTAACATCACCTCTTTTAGTGAACAAAGGAATTATTTTATCTAAAGCTCCTTCGCCTTTGTAGTTATGTGGAAATCTCCAAAATTTAACACCATCATCTTCCTTATCTCTATCAATCACCCTAGCTATGTAATATTTTTTAGCTGAGTACTGAGTAGCTAATTCTTTATCTGCTTTGTTACCAGTCTCTTTCCAAGATTTAAATAACTCATCAGCAACCTCACATAAAGGACAGTGTTCACCATCGTTGTGTTTTCTACAATAAATTTTTCTCCATTTACCACCAACCTTTACTGAATGCCAATGACCTTCATCAAAAGGTGTATTTTCTTCTTTAATAAGTGGGTGTGTTCCAGTTTTAGGTGGCATAATTCTAATGGTTGATTCACCATTATCAATACCTTCTTCTAATCTTACAGCAAAATATTTGCTCCAATCTTGTTCGTATGAATTACTACTGGAGTTCCCACCAGTTTTATTCTTTTCATACTGTTTCGCAATCGCATCGAGTACACTCATAATTTTTCTTTTTTTTATTATTAATTTATTTGATTGTTCTAATTATACTACAAATAAAGTTTAATGTAAAGCCATAAAAACAAAAAATGGGAACAAATTAATTGTTCCCACTTATATATGTACTAATGTTTTATATTTTAGTTACTTTCTGGACTAAATGATTTTTCTATGTCGTTATCATTGAAGTTATCTATGTCTTCTGGTTTTATAACGTACTCTTTTTCTTCACCGTTTGATACTTCTTCACCACCAGATATTCTGTAATTTTTATCTCTAGAGGCTTTTTCTTCCCAATAATCTGTTAATTTCATATTAAATGGGTAACTATCTAAAGACCTTAATTCTAATTTTTCTTCTGGAGTTTTAACTTCTTGTTCTAATTTATCTATTTTGGTAGCTATCGTATCCATTTTAGATAAACTAGATTCTAAATTATTTAACTTATCCGTTAATGATTGTAAGAACTCAGTATTTTTTTCACCCACTGTTACAGCTTTTTGTGCTAAATCTTTAGCTTCTTCTGATTTACCGACTATCGCTGTGACATCTATTTCTTCAACTTCACCCTCATCCTCTAATTCATCAGACGCGGTAAATTCTTCAGCGGTACCAAACTCGTCTTCAACTGGTTCTTCTTCTTCTGCTGGTGCTTCTTCCGTTGGTTCTTCTTCACCTTCTGGAGAACCTTCATCACCAAAGTCAAAATCAGACCCATCTATTTCTTCTTCCTCAGCTGGTGCTTCTTCACCTTCTGGTTCTTCTTCTGATAAATAAGTTTTTCTAGTTTTAGCCTCAGATACTACGTTACCCTCTAATGGGTTATAATCTATAAGATTATTAAATCTTTCTAAATCTTCATTTAAATTACTCTTTTCCATTTTATCTTGTGTATTCACTTAATAGTTGTCTACCATCATTGGTGACGATTTTTTTATGTTCTCTTTGAACTAACTCATCGTTATCTTTTATTAAACACTCGTCACCTTCACAACTTGGGTTTTTATCTAAAAAGTTGTTTAGGTTATTATTAAGTTCTTTTTCTTTATTTTTATTAGTGTTTTCCATAACTAGTTTTTCTTATAAATATGCCCTTATTCTATAATCTTTCTTTTTATGTCTAAAATCTCTAGTTCATTATTTTTTAATAATATCATCTTGTCAGAGTATTTTGACCAATCTACTTCATGGCTTTTATAATCTATGTTACCAGGTGTTAAATCAAAGTCTATTTCTATTAATCTATTTAAAGCATTAATAGTAAAAAAAGTTTTTCCTTTTTTGTGTACCTGTAGAGTTCTTCTGAATTCTTTCCTAATGTCTATTCGTTCCCCAATATTTAAAAATATCTTAAAAGTTAGTATTAAGTCTTCCCCTGTTGTTTCAAAAATAAAAACACCTTCCCTTTTGATGGAGTGTCTTTTTTCTAACATGTTTAAAAAGTTTTCTAAATAAGAAGGATTAACAAATGTTGTTAATAATATTGTTTTTTTCTGCATCTATCAGATATGGTATATATTTTACTTCCAAGTTATTATCAGTCACTTCTAAAGGTCTGATACTTATTTTACTCGTAATTTCATCAATTATGTTCCAGTTCATAAAATCTAAAAAACCTAAATCTAAGTGATAAACTGTTTTATTTTTATAAAAATAGATTTTTTCTTTATATAAATATCCAATAAAATCGATAAGTTTGTCTAAAATAAAAGAGAGTACTTCTTCTTTTAAGTTATAGTCTAATGGGTTTATATTGTAGAATTTTATCTCACTTTTAATCTTATCAAAAACAATATTTTTAAATTCTTCTAATGATTCTTGAAATACTTTTCTTTTTTCTGTGGGTAAAAAAGTCCAATAAGTTCTTTCATCTATTTTATGATTTAAAATTGAAGCTCCATTTTCTTTAGCTAAATCCCAACCTATATAAACTGTGATAAACCCATTTTCAAAAGAAAAGTTAGAGTCTAGATATTTTTCAACAAGCTCTCTATTATTTGTTATAACTTTTATCATGTTAACAAATATAGTTAACTATATTAAATAATTCAACCAATAAATTATTTAAAATTAGCTGCGTTTTTGAATGTTTGGAAATTTTCTTTAATTTTAGGTACACCTGCAGCAACTGTAGTTTCTATATCCCATTCTTGGTAATTATCATTATGTCCTTCCGATACTTTAATTTTAGCTAAAGTATCTTTAAAATAAGTAGTACTCATTTGGAACATAGTTTGATAACCAATTTTTTTATTAGTATCGGTTTGTAAACCGTTTTCTATCATACCAAAAGAAACTAACCCTTCGTAATCAAGTTCTGGTGGCGATTGGTATTTCTCGAAAACTGATTTTATTTTACTATAAGGAACACCAGAACGATTTTTACCATCACTATTTATAAGACTTAACCCAGCTTCCGATTTTTTAGCGTATTGTTGTCTCCATACATCCACAAAACCTTCAGCTAATTTACTTTGGTTAGTTCCATACAAATTGTTTATATCAGATTTTTTGACACCATTTTTAGCTACAATATTACCAGGCCAATTCTTAGTAAGGTTTTCTGATTTTATAGTATATTTTGTTTTTTTACCATTTCTTTTCCATAAACTATAGTGTTGTGCGGCTCCAGATGCACCTTGTTGCCAAGCTAAATAAGTAAACAACTGATAATCACTCACACCGTATTCAGATTTTGATGCTCCAGGTCCGTTAAGTTCTGTTTGAGAATCTGGGGATATAGCTGCGTCACTAGCTACAGCATCACCAGTAGGACTAGTTACATTATCATCATTTATTGCCCCTGGATTACTAAATGGGTATTTGTAAACTTTTTCCCTTTCAGAGGACTTAAGTGGTGGGTAAGGTAAATTGAATTTTTCTATAACTTCTTTATATGGTCTCCAATAACTTTCTAAAAATTCGTCTTTTATTTGAAAATGATGAAATTCGTTCATAGTTAAATTCATACCACTAGGTGGTTTTCTAGATGTTATCTTACTCATATCTATATTAGGTATATTTCTACAATTTTTTGTTTTTTTACTACCAGAACACCAACCATAGAAAGTGGCTCCCCATGTGATTTGGGATTTCCACGGTTCTTGTGTTGTTATAAACTCAAAAATGGATTTTACGAATTCTACATCCTGTACAGCTGTTATATTACCATCTATATAACCATATCTTTTTTCTCCAGGAAAAGAATCTTTTTTATACGCATCACCTAAAGTTACTTCACTACCATCATCTTGTTTAAATGTACCTAAGAATTGTACATCTATAGCCAATCCCGCACCATGTAATGATTTAGTATCTCTATTAGGACCACCTTTTACTGTTTGTTCTAAAGATCTGGTAACTCCATTCCACCCAAAGGCCCAATTTTTACTTGGGTACTTAGTTATTCTAAAATTATTATAATCATCTATTATTTTCTCTAAGAATGTACCCGCTAAACCTAATCTTTGATTTGCTATATATGTATTTCCACCTGACTTAAGATACAATCCTTCCGATCTATCTATAACTATACCAGATGCATCCCCTAAATTAGAATTACCTATTTGACTGCCACCACTTCTTGAGGTACTAATAGATTTTCTACCACCTGCTGGTGTTTGTGTCGGTGATATTTTAAATGTAGAAATAAAATCTTCTACTATAGGTACAACAGCCCTAGGTACTCTATCACCAGTAAAGGTGGTTTTCATATTATGGGGTCTAATACTATGTTTAACCTCCCTAATTAAATAAGCTCCATAAAACATAGGTACGTTGGTTAGCTGGAAATACTGTAATGGTTGTATCATCATATTACCTAAACCTTCTACGGTACAACTATAACTTCTATTTAAGAATATGGGGTATAAGGATTGGGACTTGGCTACAAAACCACCACTTCCACCTTCTTGACGGCTATTAGCTAACATATCCATAGCAACCATCGCTTCTTGTGTGTTTTTATATTCCGCTTGGTCTAAATTAATTCCTTGGAAGTGACTTTGTGTATCACTACCAAAGCCAACCTTAAACCCAACCACATTACCTTCAGTTAATGGTGAAGTTTCATCATCTAAGTTAACACCATCTCCACCTTTTTCTTTTTTTGCGTTTTTAGCAGTTTGTAAAGAGGTTAAACAAGTAGCGTCTTCTTTATTAATACTTAAATCTAATTCTTGTGAATTACCACCAACATATTGTGCTAAAAAGTGTGGTCCACCCATGTTTTTAACTGTATCAGAAAAAACGTCTTGTTCATACAATGGGCTGAACATCCTACTTATAACATCATTTTTAGTTCTATTATTATCTTGTGCGTATTTGTTTATACCAGAAGTTAAATCTACGTATGAAGCTAATGGGAAGAAATTAAAATTACTCTTGTCACAGACATCCGAACATACACCGAATATTGAGTTAGTGGAGTTGTTAAATAAATTTAAAACAACATCTAAATTTACTAAAGCTTTATCACCTATATCATTATTAATTCTATCAACAAAACTAAAATGGTCAATTAACAATCTATCTGGGCCTATAGGATTAAAGAACCTTTTTTTACCTAAATCAGTACCATCTGAAGCTGATATCCACTTATCATATAATACTTTGAATGAACGATAAATACTTAATCTAATATCATCGTCCTGATTAGCTCCCAAAGCTTCCGCGTTTAAGTCTTGTAAGCTTTTATCTTTTATTTTTTCTAATAAATCAATATTTAAGTTAGCACTTCTAAATTCACCAATGAAACCAGCTGTAAAAGCTAATAATTCTTGTTTAGAAAATCTAAAATAATCATTAGTAGTTTCTGTAAGATTACCATTCGAGTCCTTCTTTAGTGGAAACTCAGCTGAAAATGTTCTAGGTGTGGTGGATGTTAATATATAATAACTATTAAATATAGTGTTGTATAATTCTTGTACGTTCTCATTAGTCAAAATTGGACTTTGTTCTTTAACGGTGAAACCTCCTGCACTATTAACACTTTCTGGTGTTGGTTTAGATCCTATTCCTAATCTAAATAAATTTTTCCATTCTATTAGTGGTTTCGGTAATTTAGAAATACTTTGTTCGTCTAACTCAACATCTTTATATGTGACTTTTTCTTCCTCAGTAGTTGGTACAAATACCGTTGGAGCATCACTTAATTTAGTACCCGCTTCGTCTAGCATTAATGGGTAGGTTAATTCTTTACTAAATACACCAAATCTGTTTTTAACGTTAGTGTTTGGAAAATTAAGTGGGTCAATAGTTTTTAAGACTTGGTCTAATTCACTAACTTCACCATAATTATTGAAGTCACCAACAAAATCTTCAAATTCTTTTATAAAAATTTCTTTTACAGATGTAGGTAAGAACCATATATCTGGGCCTATTGGTGTGTAACCTCTTAAGTATCCAGCGTCTTTTAATTCTAAAATGTATCTAGCATCTATCGAATCAGAACCACTCACAGTTGAATTATTTTCATTTGTGTTATTGTCTTCCGATGTTTCTTCACTTAATATTAAAACCTTAAACTTTCTTCCTTGCTTGGCTTTAAATGGTAAGTCTGTTCTGACACTAGTCATGTCTTCATAACTTGGTGTTCTACCTTCATATGAAATGGCGGGGTCGTATTTACCTATATATCTATATAGATTATCTGATTCAGTATCAATTTCAAAACCAGGTTCAAAATCAACTACTTTAGCTATTAAATTTCTTTTATGTTTATGTTCGTTTTCTTCCACTGAGGCCTCCCCAAAATAAGCTTTTGTTTTATAGGAAGAATACTTAGTGAAAGTAAAAGTATTATTACTAATAGTATCTTGTGATAAATTAACAATAAGACTTTCTACATAAAATCTACCGTAATCCCATTCGTAGTTGATGATATCTGTTTCATCACTCCAATTTTGACCAGGTTCTATTATTACTTGCCCACAAGCTACCTTACCTTGAGTTGAGTTACCTGAAGAAGATGCTTGTAATTGAGCGGTTTGTGGTGTGTATACTTGTTGGGGTGATGGGGGTGCGTCTTCATAAATTTCTTGGTCTGTAATTTCTTTTACAAATTCACAATTTATTGTTTCACCGTCTGATTTTGTGAATTTTTTATTGTTTAAAAGATTTTCTAATTCAGTATATGTTTTTATTTCTATGGTTAAGTATTCTAGTGAATCAACCTCACTGGTTTCGACTTCACCATTAGGTTTAGCTACTAAACTCTCTTTTTTTGGGATTTTATCTTTCGATGTGTTGTAAAATCCCATTCTACCATTCTCTATCATAGAATAGTTATTTGCACTATTTACACTTGTTGACTCTTCTAAAGTACTACCTTTAAGTTTATAGAGTGATTCATTCTCATAATGACACAACATAGAGAACCTAGTAAAACCTTCTTCAGAACCACCTAAATATTCATTAGCCTCTAATTTAGCTAGGACTGTACCAGCACCTATTTTTTCTATCTCACTGTTATAAGTCTCTTGTGCTGCTTTAGATAGTTCTTTTGTTATGTTAGCTTTAGCGGATTCACTATAATCGTTTAGTTTAGCAGTTTCCGTGGCTATCGCGGATTCTAAACTTTCCGCTAGTTTACCAACTTGTACCATACCTGTTGTATATCTAATGGATTGGTTGGTGTATCTTAATAACCTAGCGTTATTATTAGCGAAAATGGGTGTAAATATACGGTATTGTCTTTTAAATGGGTTTTGAACTCCTTTGTCTTTAAAGAAATCATAAGCATGTATCATACCTGTATTAACCACTGGCCATTCGTCAGCTTGTGGGAAACAAACAATTGGGTTTTTACCATCTTTATTTCTATTAATACTTCCAATAAAAGAAGCTGTTGGTGGTCTAACTCCGTAGTTAGTTATATAACTCCCTGAGTCAATTAATTTAGATTCATCATTAGTTGTTATCCAATTTTCAAAATCTAAATAAGTTTTACCACCGACACCGTTATTGTGTTCTACTCTTTTTGGTACTAAAGGGAAATTAACTGGGTCAACACCACCTGTGATTTTTGAGTCCATATTCCACTTTGGATCGTCTGATAATAACAATCCACTTTCTCTCATTCTCCACAATACTGCACCTAACAGTAATACTGAGTGTCTAGGTAATTCTATACTCATAGATGATAAACTTAAAGCCCCCTGTTGTCCTAGATTTTTTAAAGAACTAGAGTAAAGACCAGTCCAAGGTTTGTGGTATTGGTTTGCTAAAAATAAATAACCTAAAGACCCTTTCCAAGCTTTTGTTTTGTTATAAGCCGTGGATATGTCTTCTTGGATTATGTCTCCATCACTATTTCTTAAAATATCGAAATCAGTTTTGTTTTGGTTTGTTAATATTTGTTTTCTAGGTGTGGGTATACCGTTTTTTTTCTCCAAATCTTTACTGTAGTTCCAATCATCCATGTAATTACCCCCACCCTCTTGTGAGAATCCGGCTGGGAAATATTTAGATGTGGTTGCCCAACTATCTAGGTCGTTCTGAACACCCATGTAAAATTGTTTATCTGAAGTCTCTTGTGAGTCAGAAGATAAACCTTTTTGGGTGTTCATGGAACCACCGCCAAAGAAGGAGTAGTACTGTTTTCTAACATTAGAACCAACTTCATCTGAGGGTAAATTGTGTTTCCAAAATGGTATGTCGGTTATTGAGTTACTAACATTTTCAGAATTACCGTTATGTTGTAAATCATTAAATGTGGAAATAGTGGGAACAGATGAAATGGTTTCATCTGTTAGAGATTTTAGTATGGAGCCCTGTAGAGCAAATCCAGGTGCGTACACTGGTGGTGGAATTGTGGGTACTGTTGGTGGTGGTTCTGGTTCCTCTTGTTGTTCATTTGCTGCTTGACTAACTGGAAGTTGGAGAGTTTGGATATCGACCGCATATTGTGTGTATAAAGCATCTGCCTCATAAACCTGAATGTTACTAAAATCAAGATCCAAGTCTTCGTAGTTAACTGGTGCTTGTGATCTACTTGTAATTGACTCCTTATAATCTTTAGGTGAAAAATATGTTTCAACAAAACCTAATGAATAGTGTGTTTGGTATTCTTTTTCCTGCAAAGGTGAAAATGACTGAGATTCTAGGAGGTCAAAATTATACCATGTGTTAGATTTATTATAAAAATCTAAAGCTGTCCAACCCCAATTTACCGTAGCGAAATTACTATTTTTATACCAATATTTTAAGTCCCTTGAATTTTTCTTGTTTCTATATTCTGCTAAATCTTTAGAATATCTATAAGCAAAGTCACCACCCCATTTAGCTTTGTGAAAAACATTAGTCCAAGAGTCATAATCAAATTGTTTATCTGGAAAAATATCTACAGTTAAAAACTTATCTAAAATAGATAAGTTACTATTAGTGTAATTGTTGTATTGCCAAGGATTGGTATTTGTACCGCCTTCTAATGATATTGAGTCCTGTTTCCAACCCCCACGATATGGTAACAAATTTCCTGAAACGTATAGACCCTTTCCATTGAAGTGATACCCAACTTTTATTTGGTATGATAAATCATCTTCATTTGCATCTGATATTTTCGATGGTGTTTTTTCATAACCTGTCATTTTTACTAACCTTCTACTAGCATCTATACTGTATTGACTTTTAGTATCATTAATGTTTTGAACATCAATTCCATATCTACCAAGCTCACCTTTTAGTTCAAAAGATTTTTTAAAAGTACTATCTTCACTTATCCCAAAACCCTTTCTACCAGATTTATTTTTATACCAATTTTTTGTTATAGAAGATCCATTACCATCAATATCAAAACCGTTTTCAGTAGCGTTATCAAATCTATTTAGTCTAACTAAATCAGAACCATTCATTGTGTGTATGTCAGGTGTAAGTACTACTGGTCCACCATTTGACCTACCCATCCTATTTAAAACTATTGGTTTATCGTATCTATAAGCTTCGTTAAGTAAATCTTCATATATGTCATTACCCGTTATACCTAATAACTCAATTATTTTTTCTTGTAGTTCTTTGAAGTTAGAGGTTTTATTCATTATAGAACCTAAGAGTTGAACATTTTCTATAGAGTTATAAACATTTTGTGCCTCTATCGCTCCCAGCGTCCTCCATGTCTGAAGTTGATTAGTGTTTATTTTTATATTAGGGTATTGATTTGGTTTAGACAGTTCGGTGGAGGTTAATTCTTGTTTCTTTGAAAGTTCCTCACCAGTTGTTTTTTCACTGACTGTATTTAACTTTATTATTTTTTCATCTAATACTATTGTACTTGTATCTAATATGTCGTCACCGTACTTATTAAACCAATCGTTTATTGCAGTCCCATGATTCAACCCATTTACTTTTTCCGACTTACCACCACCGCCAATAATGGTAGCTTGTAATGTTTCATAGTTATTCGGACTATTATCTCCCCCAAATAAACTTATCATTCCAGGTGAACCCCATAACATAAACGTGTTTTGCCACTTGTTTGAATTGTTAATTTGTGTCGTATCTAAAGAAGGATCTATCAAACCTATTCTCCCACCTGTAGTTGTATTTTTAGTAATAGCTAACCCACCAGCAGAGTACCCAATAAATATTTGTGAATAAGCTGACTCAAATTCTGTTGAAAAATCTACTGTTGTGTTTGATAAAGATAACTTTCTTTTATTATTTTCCTCACCATAGAAAATAGAAAAAACATCTTGTAAATTCTTTAAAGTATTTTGTTTATTATTAGTAGTTCCAGCAGCCATTACAATAAAAGACTTGTCTTTAACATTTTGTGGTATCTGATTAAACTGCTCTTGTCTTGATATTACACTTTCCAATCCAGCCCAAAAATAGATAATTCTTTTTGTATAAAAAATGGGTTCTGATATTATAAATAAATCGGTATCACCATTATTTGTTAGTTTTTCTGTAAAAAGTGATTTATCTACCGTACTTACGTTAAAACCAGATGCTGAGTCGGCGTTAGTTTTTAAATAGTAGACTCTATCGTCTACCGAACTAACCAATTCTGTAGAGTCATTTAATAAAGGTTTTACCTCACCACTATTATATATAAGATTTGTTAAAGCATCACCATTTGGGTCCTTTCCCGCTCGGTCTCCACTATAATTAGTAAAAGACCCTACACCCATTGGGCTTCTGGGTTTCCCTGGTATGATAGGTTGTATATAATTTGGGTATCCTAAAATAGAGTCGTCACGATTGATGATAGCACCTAAATCACTACTCCCCCATTGTTTTGGGACAAATGGTACACCCATAGAAAAATATGGTGTAACTCTAGCATAATTAATTCTTTCATATATTGGGAAACCTTCTCCGAGTTGTACGTTATCCCTTTTTACGACTTTTTCATTTCCTTGAGAATCAGTAAATGTTTCGGTGATAGTGATTGGTTCTGGGTTTTTTGCTTCATTTATTTGGTATGAATGGTGTATACCTCTTAAACCTAATGTTTTTTGTGCATCTTTACTTGCTGCAGATATTATAGATGTATTTATGTAATTAGAGTTAGCACTTGTAACATTTGTTAAGGTTATAAACCTTTCACCTAAAGCTTTATATATACTATCTAAATCAGATAAATTATAATAACTATTATTACATTCCTTGGTACCCGCTGGTGTTTCCATAGCGTTAACTGGTATATAGTTATCTCTACCAGGTATGTTATCGTAAGGGTCTACCTCTGGGTTATCTTCTTCAACTGCTGCTTCAATATCTTTTTGCATTTCTGTGTAAGCTTTCAAAAAGTCTTCCACAAATTTTACTTCTGGCCAATTAGCTGCTTTTGGGTCCACCCCTGGATAAACTTCAACATCCTTTTCAACCCCATCTATTTCTTTTGTTTGTATAAAAGTAGGCCACGCAAACACAGTATTTGAAACTCTTTCATTATCTTCTCCTCTGTATCTGTATGTATCAGATTCTACTTCACTATGGAATACTTCCGCGTCATAAGATACCTTCCTCAATAATTCTAAAAATAAATCGGTATTACCAATTAAAGTTGTAAAGAAACTTCTAACTGTAGGTATAAAACCTATCGCTGATTTTATTTTTTGATTAGCAGCTTCTTTAAACCTAACTTTTGAATCTTCTGAGATAGCTGATATTTCAGACCTTTTAGTGTTTATTATGGTATCAAGTTGGCTTAAATCTAAAGATAATAGATTATCACCTTCTGTTACTAGTAATATTGTACCAATATTTAATTCTCTAACATTTGTTATACTACCCTCCGCTAAAACTTCATTGAAGACTTCTACCTCTATGTTTATTAAACCTAAAGAACCAAAATAAGTTGCGTATAGTTCATTAAACTCACCCGTTTTTATACCTGTATCTCCACCACCCGCAATACCATAAGAAAGTAGTGACCCATCAACAGTTCCACCCAAGGATTTCCATTCTTTTTTTAATTCATTTATTTTTTCATCTATATTGGTTAAAGTAGAGGATAGATCGTCTAATTTTTCTACCTCAAAAAGTTCTGTAGAATTTTGTATTTCAGCTATAGCCCCTTCATCTGAATTACCTTGTCCAGTTAATTCTTGTAGTTTTTTTACGTAATTAAATATTGTTATGGGTCTACCATTGTTGGCGGTTATTGGGTTAAAATTTGCTGTACCTTGGTTATACCCCATTTCTTTGTAGTATTTTAGGTAGTTTTGGTATATGGAGGTTAATACCGCGTCACTACCCTCCATGTATGGAGCGGCCATAACATAACCTAATAATATATCTGATAAAAAGGCGTAGGAGTAAGCGTAAAATTCAGCCTTAGATTTATAGTTACCAGTACCCGCATCAAAACTAGTTGTGAAAGATTTAACAGACAACCAGTATACTACTGGGTCTCCATAATAACCTTTTACCGTTAGTTCAAAAACTGGGTAGGGTTGTAAAAAGAATGCTGCGTAAGGAGAACAACTACCTTGTTCAAATAAAGTAGCTCCCCTTATATCTTCAAAATCTATGGTTATGATTGGCCAAATAGCTGGTTTTAGATTTATGTCTATATTGGTCATACCAAAAGTTTCTAAATCTTGACCTAGTTTAGAATCTACACTACTTATTTCAGTCCAATTGGTTGATAAAAAGGAAGTACCTAGTGGTGCTTCACCTACTTGAGTTTGTTTTCCGTTTAAAAAATTTACTTCTAAAACTTTTTCATCTGCCTTACTATGTACTAAAGATTTTTGTTTTACACTAGCCTTTAAAGTGGCATAAATGATAAAGTTTTCTTGGTCAACACCATTGTTTGCTATAGCACCCGCTGGATCTAAAACAGTTAAGTTACCGTATTCTTTACAGTACTGTTTAAATTGGTTTTCAACACCGTTTAACTTATTTATCTCAGAACAATAAGCTCTTTTTTTATCATTCGCCATTATCTTTTAAAAACTTTTCTATTTTTTGTTGGTAGTCTTGTAGTGAGTCCATTAGTGGAAAGGGTATTCTTAAAGTACTACCTTCTGGTATATCAAACTCCATACTACCATATTGTGGGTTAGCTAACATTATTAACCAACCGTAAAATGGGGTACCATATTTTTCACTAGATATTTTATCTAGTCTATTATATTTGCGCCAAGTTACACTTAAATCAGTGTTTTTTTTTGTTAGCTTAATAAAGGGTATAAAAGTCATTTTATCCCCTCTTTTGAAATTTCCGTACCTATCAAAATAACTTTTAGACATATCTTATTTAATTATTAGATAAATATCTCAAATGTAAACTTTTTAAAGTGTTTTTATTAAAAACCTATATCATCAAATGATTCGTTTATTATTTCTGGTACGACATAACTATCATTGTATAAATCAAATTCAAAAGATTCACTTATAGTTTTAAATCTTATATCACCCACCTTTTGTCCTGAATTTACTGTTACAGTATCTTCAACTACTTCTCTAGATATACTCCAATTTATTGTTAGTTTATATTTACCGTTAATAGCTAGGTTTTCAAATATATCTACAGCTAATTTTTGAACGTCAACTTTACTAGTAATATTTAAATTAGTGGTATCTATTTTAGTATATTCATCGAATGGTTGTTCATTTGTTAGGTCAGCAGTTTCATAGGTCATATAATCTTCTATATTACTCTGGTTACCTTCAATACCAGCGGGAGTAATATACTCTAAACTTTCTAAAGATTGTATATACCAACCTTGTTCATCTCCATCGACATTAGTGTCAAGTGTTGCTTCTGTGGTTGTAATACCACCAGTTCCATCTGGTTTTGCGTATAATGGATTAATGTCAAAACTTCCTGTTTCTAAAAATACTGTTTTTTGCCCCACTTCTTCTGTACGAATTTCATACTGATCTTCTAAATAAACTTCATCGAAAGATGTGGTGATGTTTATATAACCTGCACTATCAATATCACTTTGAGAAATAAATCCACTGTTAGGATCACCAGGTACAAATCCAACTAAACCAGATTGGTCTCCTAATACGGTATCTACATCTAAATTATTGGCTTCAGCGTTTGTTATTGTATTACCACTAGAATCTGTTAATACTATGTTTTGTTTATTTATTGATTCTGAGGATGGATTTAAAATATTTTTATTTTCAGAAAAAGCTAATGTGTCAATATCACTAATAGTTTCTTGTACATTTTTAGTTTGGTCAGCTTCTAAGTCTTTAATTAAATTTGCTTGTGGGTTAATATAGTCAGCTCCTAGAACTTCTAAATCAGCATCTGATTGTGTTTTAAATCCACCAAAACCAACTCTACTACCACCAACCGTAACAGATTTAGCATTCTGTTCATCTTTTAACTCTTCTAAAGAAGTTATATCACCCGTTTCTAAATCATAATATCTTCTAGGGTTATAGACCGAAGTGTTCGCGAAAAAGTTAAACGAAACAGCGTTCTGAAGTTGTCTTATTGGTCCGTCCAAACTAGAACCACCAATAATACTAAAGTTTAAGTCTACTTTAGCTATCATAGGTTGTACACCAACACCCTCTGGGTTTAAATCCCACTGTAATGGTTCGTAGTTAATATTCATTGAATCTGGTACTATTTTAGTATAGTAAAAATCACCTATTCTCAAAACTAAGATAGGTGGTTTTCCAAAAGCCATATTTTGTGTTCTATTATCACTATCTCTAAGACTAGGACCCTGCCTCATACATTGTTGTAGGAAAGTTAATCTAGAATTTAATCCTTCTGGTGTCATAGAATGGAAAGCGGGATGAAAAAACTTAACCTTCTCTTTGATACTATCGTATAAGAATGGGTCTGATACTTTTATTTTTTCAAAATAATCACACTCCCTAAATAACCTCTGTACTATTCTTTTAGTTATAATTTCTCTTACTTCATCGTCCTTCACTAGTTCTGAACCATCACCTTCATTTGCGTTTGTGATGTCAGTGTTTTCTGTCTTATCAGCTTCTCTATTAGCTTGTGCAAGTAATCTACCCATAGACAATATCTGATTTTGTCCTTCTACAGATTCCACATATTTTCTGTCTTTTCTTTTTAATGGTAATGGTTCCCCTACTAGTTCTGGGACAGGATATGTAACTGCCTTTATATCAAAATCTACTACATCATCCAACAAGGTCGTACCCGATGCAAGAACTGGGTCTTGTTTTGGGAATGGTTTTATTATTGGTAAACGTTCTAATTCTAAATCAAAAAGATCTTCTTCTTCAGCTTTTTCTTTTTGTTTTTTCTCCTCTAGTTGATTGATGTACCTAGTGTTTTCAAAAACCCTAATAGTTACGGTTCTATCTTTTTTAGCTGAGTTTGAAAAGATTGATGAACTACTAGAGGTAGCTACTTGTGCCCCTTCTGCTTGTTCGTTCTCAATACCTTGGCCATCTTCATCTACTGATTGAGCGTCCCAACCGTTCCAAGATTCACCATTTGCGGTAACAACCCATCTATTATTAGAAAGTTCGGAGTCTGTACTAGGTTTATTTATTTCGTCTATCGCGACATACCAATAACCAGCTTTCTTTTTTCGACTGTCATATTTATAAACCGTTTCAGAACATTTAGTTAGATCTATGTTGGGTAAGTTTTTTTTATAATAAGGTGATGCTGGTAAGGAATCCTGTATTGTACCTGAAACAACTTTATCACCACCATCTTTACATTTATACCCATATTCACCAGTTGTAAAATTCTCTGGTATGTATGTATAACCAGAACCACCAGACTCACCTTTTTCTTTAACTCTCTCTTTTACATAGTTAGCGACTCTAGTAACTCTATCTATTGATAATATCTGATTATAGTTATTGTTTGATAAAGCACTACAGTATCCTTGGAATTCTACACAATAATTTTGTCCGTCTTTTGTGGCTAAAAAATCTATTAAAGCATCTATACCTGGTCCGTTACCATCTTCTGCTTTTAACCACTCTTTTTCATTTAACATTAGGTAATCACCAGTTTTAGTTTTTGATACTTCATTTTGTACACCAGTATCATACTCTACACCTAATTCCACTTCAATACTTCTACCAGGTACTTTAGGTCCTTTTCTACCTTTAATACCATAATCACTTGTAGCGTTTCTAAAATAGAAAGCGGCTTTTTCTATAGGTGGAGTTATTACAGGGGGTTCCTCTGGTGGTTTTGGTATAACTGGTGGTTTACAACACTCTTCCGATCTACTTCCGTCACCACATGGACAACCTGTTTCTTCCTCTACTACTGTTTCCTCTATTATTATTCTATCTATTTCTTCACGACTATAATAATCCATTATATCCACCCCACAACCAGCAAAGAAATTTGTTATTCTATCTTCTGCTTCGTTTTTTAAATCATTTAAAACAGATGGGTGGTCAGTTATTATACTCCAACTTAAAGTACCTTTTCTTTCACTGTGGTTATATGTATATATCGGTTCTGCTCTACCAATAAAAACTGTTGAATCCCAATTAGCTGTTGTATTATCAGTAAAATTAATGTCATAAGGTGGGAACCACATTATCCTACCACCATTAGGACCTAATTCACAAGGTTCTAAAGCTATTTTTTCTGGTGCTTCAGTCCAAGCCAAGTTCTCAATAGAAAACATATATCTTTTAACATCATTACCTATGTTTATAGTTTTATTACCAGAACCACCTATAGGTGAACCTACAAAGTTGTCGTCTGTTGGGTGTGGAGCTATTTTAACATGTCCTGTCTCCTCTAAAGTACTTTGATATTGACCAAAAAATGGGCCACTCGCTGTGTCACCTGGTCTGATTTTACCACCCGCTCTATATAGTTTATCTCTTCTAATTAAGTCGTAATGGTTTTGATATGGGTTTCTAGTATTCCATGATCGACAATAGTGGTCACTATTTTCTCCACCCCTTACTAAGTTACCCTTAGATACATTTGTCATCCTAGGAACATTCTGTAGTTTACCGTCACCAATATCTGTTTGTACATCTTTTAAGTTACTATTACTATCAAAACGACCAATAAATTTAGCACCCCCTCTATAACCGTTAGAATCTTCATTATTAATCATTTTTTGTGTAAAATCTAATAAACCTCTTTTAGCTACTTCTTGTTTTCTATTTTGCCAATAGAACATTCCTCTAGTTCCTGGGGTTGTGTGTGAGAAATTATTTAAACTATCATCACTATCCTCAATAGATGGTTTTAGTGTTGTTTTATTCGGATAATAATCAACGTCAGCCCCTGGTATATTGTATACTGGTGTTTCAAGTTCTAAATTAGTGAATGTTGAATTGGGATCTAGATTGTCTATAGATGGGTATTGTCCGTCTACCCCCATAGTCACAAATGGGTCTGAGGGTGTTGTTAGTCTATCTGTTTTTGGTTGTAAAGTTTGATCACCTTTAGTTGTTAAATCCCTTAACCAATTACCCAATCTACGTTCTCTAGTAGATTCGTCTTTATTTAATTTTTTATTTAGTTTTAAATAATTGTTAGGTTTTTTCTTACCCTCACCAAGAGATTCTGCTCCACGAGCGCTTAATGTATCGGCTCCCGCATTTTCTAAATCATAACCTTTTGTTAATAATTCTGGTGTGTACTTACTAGAGTAAACATTTTTATATAAAATTTTTCTTTGTGCTTTACCAGTGAAGTCTAATAAGTCCGATTGAAAAGCGTTACTTCCTAAGTCAGGATTTTTACCACCTTTTAGTGGACTTCTAGGCCAATTAAAACCACCTAAACTAGCTGCGAATTGGGCAGCTTTACCGAGTATACCTTTTCTTTTAGTTATTGTATAATCTGGGAGAAAAATACTTTGTCCAGCTAATAATCCTAAAGGATCTAAATTTAATCTACCAACAGTATCATCAACAAAGTTTAATTTAACTCTATTTGTTAATTCTTCGATTCTTCTTTCCTTAGCTGTATCTTGTAGTGGTGATGGAAAATTAATAAAATTCTCAGGACTAAAACCTAGACTTCTGGCTATTACTGGTCCTATTACATCTCCACCAGCATCTGATGGGTATTGTTTATAACCTGTAGATTCTAGTGGTTGGTCTGGTTCATTATAAGTTTCTACGTATTCTGGTCCGTACTCATTGTTGGTTAAATTGTTAAAATTTCTAACTGAAAAAACATCTGTTGAAAATCCAGCACCTTCTACCCAAGAATCTATAGAACCAGGGTCTTCCAAAGCTCTTGTTGTCACAGAAAAAACCTCCTCATCTGTTTGGGAACCAATAAAAGGTTTTTCGTTTGTAAATAAATTTCTTTTTTTATTGTCTGGTCTAGGTGAAGTATTGTCGTTTACTGAACTAGGTAAGAAAGCTACTTCAGATAAATTAGGTAAATCATTTACCGTATCTGATGGATTAAATAATAATGGTGCGTAAACATTTAAACCATAATTGTCTATTCCATTACTAGCTAAAACTGGATCTAAACCAGGTAAATTGTGGTTTAGTACATAATCCCTAAAGTCTTGAACTTTGATTGGTCCTAGTGTTTGACTGTTGAAACTATTTATGTTGTAATTTTCGGGATTTATAGAAGGCATATTGTTTAACTTTTTTAATAAATATTTAGTTATCGATTTTGTTCTTTCATTCCTTTAACAACTATTTTAGTTATCTCAGATTTAAATGTTGGGTCACTCATAATATTATTTAATGATATAGATGAACCACCCGAACTTAAGTTAATGGTACCACTAATATTAACATTAACATTACCACCAACAGAACTAGAACTTCCACCTCCTGGTTGTCCTATAGAAACAACGTCTTTAGGTGCTAAACCATACATTTGACCTTTAGCTGTTTTAATTACGTTACCATCAGGTAAAACAGCTCCATCCGCCATCCTACTAGTACTACCTAAGGCTAGTTTATTTTCATTTATGTTAGATTTAGCAGTTGCCATATCATAATCCTTCATACCTTTGGTAGTTAATTCTTTATACATACTTCTACCAAAACCTATAACACCACCAATAATACCACCCAAAGCAGTACCTACACCAGGAATGATACTACCTATCATAGCTCCTGTAGCGGCGTCACCAGCTGTTGTACCTATAACACCTAACGTTTTACCCATTGCGGTATCTGGGTCATCTAAGAAAGAACGACCAATATCAGCACCCATACCGACTAAACCTAAACCAGTGAAAGCTCTCATACCCTTCATAGCTGAAGCACCAAAACTCATACCACCCCTCATAGCACCAGCTCTACCAAACATAGTACCACTTCTACCAAATATACCCTGTAAACCTTTACTCATCCTGTTGTTACCCAACATTCTAATCAAACCTCTTCTACCTGCGGTAGACCTACCACCAGTTAACCCACCACCACGCATCATGTCCATAGGTCCTCCCCCCATAGGTCCTCCTCCCATAGCTCCCATGTTGGTTACGGTTACTAATTGTGGTGTACTTTTACCCATACCCATCAGACTAGATAAACCAGTCATCAAACCTTTTAATATACTAGGGAATTTTATGAGTAATATAGCCGCTACAGCACCTCCAGCACCAAATGTTTCAGCAATCCATTTAGCCGCTTTCCACATTCCTGAGGCAATCATACCAGCAGCAGTCGCGAAAGTCTTTACAGTTTCCCCATTTTCTTTCCAAAACTTAGCAAACATTTCTTGACCTTTGGATATAATACCACCTAACTTCGCATTGGCGTTTTTAATCCATTCAGCTGTTTTTCCAGCCATCTCAGTTAATTTACCAACCATTCCACCTAACATAGGTAAACCTTGAGATAAGAAAGGTTGTACTACAGTAGTTAGGAAACCACCAAATTCCTGACCCATTTGAAAGACATTGTCACTTAGTTTAGCTAATCCTCCTCCTGAACCTAATTGGTCTAGTAGTTTACCTAATGGTGAAGAGTCCATACCAGCAAAGAAAGACATAGCTAGATTTTTAAGGGACTCAAATATATTTTTTAACCTAGTCATAAACCCTTGGGATTGTTCGGCTCTCTTTTTAAGACTCGCATCTTGTGCCATTAAAGACTCTACTTGTTTTTGTGATAATCTAGATATATCAACCATTTTACCATCAACATCTACTTGGAATTTACCGTCTTTACTCAATTGAGCAATACTTTTAATAAATTCCCTACTTTCACCCTTTACTCTAGGATTTAACATTTTACCGATATCATTTCTTTTAGCTGAAGTTTTAGCGGTTTCAACTAATTCTTCAAAAGATATACCTGTTTGAGCAGCAACTTCTTTTAATTTTTGAAGTTGCATAGCTGGGATATCATAAGTACCATCACTTAATCTTGTAGCTACAGAACCAGCCGCTGATGCTAAATCTTCCATTAATTTAGCTGGATTGTTTCTAGCGTTAAACATTAATTGTATAGGGTCCGCCATTCTAGCGAAAGCTCCACCCATCATTTGAAGTGTTGCCGCGGTTTCAATCGCTTTTTCTGGTTCAAATAGTTGGTTAGCTAAATCTAGAGTAGCCCCCATGTCCATTCTAAGAGCCGCTGATTTAGCAGCCATCTTAGCCATACCTTCAACACCACCTTTGAATCTAACTGTTTGTGCTTTCCTTAAATTTTGTTGTAATATTTTTAAGGTTTTACCAGAACTAACACCCATTTTCTCAGACATATTAACAACGTCTTCAACGTAACCAGCAGTACTTTCAATGGACATACCAAATACTTCCATACTAGCCGCCATTTGTGCTGCTCCTTGTGAACCTAAATTAGTACCTTTACTCATGTAAGCCATTGCTTTACCAGCACTAACTGTTAAAGGTATTAATCTACCAACTTCATCGACATAACCACCATAAGATTCTACTAATTCTTTCGCGTCTACACCAATTCTTTGTGTTACTAAAGCTGCTTTATAAGCGTTTTTACGTAACATATCGAACTGTTTACCCATCACACCTATGTTGACAGCAGTTCTTCTTATAACATCATCATTTTCTGAAAATTCTTTCCCTAGTTCTACAGCTTTTTTAGTTACCTTAGTTAAAGCTTTAAAGGTATCCCTACCTAAGGCTACCGCTAAATTTTTAACACTACCTACTTGACTAGATAAAGCTTTGGATAGAGCCTCTTGTTTTTTAAGTATATCTTCAGTGGCTTTCTTTTCTTGTTGTACCGCCTTTAATTTTTCTTGAGCTATTCTTAATTGTTCACCTTCAAGTTTAGTTATATCTTCTTGAAGTTTCTTCTCTTCTTTTTCTAACCTATTAAAATCTTTTTTAATCTTTCTTAGATCATTAGCAGCTTTTAAGGCATCTTTGGCTCCAACAGCAAAAGATTTAGTTCCTTTACTAATTGTCTCCGAAATTTTCTGTTGTGTATTTAGAAACTCTTTATAAGCGTTAAGATCTTTAGGATTAAATGCCAACTTTTTATTTTTTTAATTTATTATTTATTTGAGGTGTCTACTATTGTAAATCTAACTTTGTAGTTTGGGTTCTTCTCTAGTATCCCACCTTTAATAGGTATTATTTTAGTTATTTTTTCATTATAAGATTTACCTTTCTCTGGTTTATCGTCTATTTCTATAAAAATTTGGCTGACGTTTTGGAATTTTTTACCACTAGTTTTATGTACTAAAACTTTTTGAGACTGATTATAATTAAATATTTTTTCTTCTCCCCTATCAATTTTTATTTTAATCCCATTTTTAACATCTTCAATGTTTACATCGGTATCGAATTTTAATTTATATTTAGGTGTGTTTTCCATACTCTTAGAACTACTACCTCCAACCATAGAGTCTAGGTTGTATATCCCATATTTATCAGCTAACTTATCTTGTCTAGTTTGTATACCACCAACACCAATACCCATGAAGTTTTTAATATCTCTAAATTTTAAAGATAGTTTAGGGAAAAATTTACCAGCGTCTTTTCCGTAAAGTTTGAAAGCTAATCTTTCTAATTCTTTAGGACTCATAGCCTCATTGTCAAACATATCCCTAGCTTTATCAAAAACTTCCGAATTATTAGTGTTAAAATCTTTAAATGTTATTTTTGTAACTTTAGGTTCTTCTTTTATTATATTTTCTGTTTTTTGTCCTTGATTACTGAAATTACTAGTTTTAGATATATAACTTATAATGTCACTCATTGACATAATTATTTTGGTATAAGCTAAGTCACGTTGTTTTTCATCTTTGTATTTACCTCTGACATTTTTTAAAGCGTCATATAATTCTTTTAAGAATTTTTTTATTCTTATGTATAATTCATTTTCTTTACAACATTTATGTAGTTCACTAAATAGTTTTAGTAAATCATTGAAAAATTTTGATACTTCGTCTGTCCATTTTACCTCATCTTTTTCAACTATTTTATCGTCAGAAAGTTTTTTTAACATGTCGAATAAAGACTCTCCTTGTATTTTAATATTTGTTTTACTAGAATTAGCAAAATTTAAAACTACATTTCTTCTAAAATTTGGGTCTTTATCACCTCTACCACTTATATTTAGTGATTTTAGACTTGGTGTTTGTGATTTTAGATTTTTTAAACTAGAATCTAAATCTTTAAAAGTTTCCTCATCTGTAGATACATTCTGTTCATCACTATTTTCTTCTTGCTCTTTTTCGGTTGTATCATCACTATCAGTACCTACCTTATCGGTTAAGGTATTATAACCTCTATCCATCTCAAGTGCGGGAGTTTTAATATTTGGGTTGTACATATCACTACCCTTAATTTTAATTATAAACTCGTCACCCTTTTTTATTTTCCCATCTGATGTTGGAATTGGTATGTAATTAAAAGTATATGTTTCTAGGGGTTTACCTTCACCTTTTTCATGTGAATTATAATCATCAGCGGTTAAGGTCATTTCCCCTTCTGTCTCAACACCACCAATGACCATTTTTGTCTTTACTGGTTCATTGAAAAATTGTATCGGTATATAGTCTTTGAATATTTCACCCTTACCTATAGTGAAGAATTCTTTTATTAATAAATCATCAACACTTGAATTCAGTACACTCCCTAATTTTAAGTCCATACTTTCTTTTTATTATAAATATACAAGAAAGAAAAAAAGAGTGACTTAAGTAGACACTCTTCTAGTTCTTTTTCCACCACTACTAGATGATGTACTATTAGCTTTATCCATTTGTTTTTTTTCTTCATCAACCTCGTTTAGTAATTGTTGAATATAATTTCTTCTTTCCCATACTGGCATTGACAATACATCGTACCTACTAAACCCTATATGTTTGGTACACACATATAACTCGTTTAATAAATAATTTTTATAGTCCAAATTCAGGCCAAAGAAAGTCTGGTCCAAGGACAAGAAAGCTCTCTATAGGGTCACCTCCAGGACCCTCCACAGTGATATTTAAATCAACACCTGGTTCAATATCATTAATATATTTTCTTAAAGCTAAAGAATCTCTAGCTGGCATTACTCTAACATAGTTATGAATCCATTCTTTATCAGTTCTACCATCGATACTCATTATATGTGTACCTAACTTGTGTGTTAAAGAATCTGAAAACTCCGCTTTTCTTTTTTGTTGTGCTTCTTCTCTCTTACTTAACTCTTCTTCATCTCTCACAGTTAAAAGTCTAAACTTAACTTTCTTCTTAGACATTGGGAATGTAAAATCAAATAAATTATTTTCATCTGGTTTAGCTCCGATTGGTTTTTGTTTTAACTTGGTTAGGTCAACCTCCGTTTCAAACTCTTCTCCTTCTGGGGTTTGTACTGTTACTGGATATTTTTCACCGTAACCAGTCGCTCTAACCCATATAATAATAGAATTTCTATCACCAGTTAATAAGTCTTTATGGTTTAATTGTCCTTTTCTTATTTTTCTTTCCATTAAAACATCTAAAAACTTACCAGATTGTAGTAGGTTTGGGGAAGTTAGTATGTTTTCATCCATAGCGGTTAAGTACTCAACTTCTATTGTAGGTTTTTTACCTGGATATAGAACACCTTCAGATGGGAGAGGTATTATATCGTAAGGAACTTCAACCTGATTACTTTGTACATTTTGATGTACTGTTTGCGTGTTGTTTTGGATTGGTTGTTTTTCTTCAACATTACTTTGTACGTTCATTAATATTTTTTTTATAAAACTTTTATTATACTATTTACATTCATAAATATTTTGTTTTTATTTTTTTAAGCAGCTTTTAGATCAATATTCTTAATGTGCTTTTACTTAATATAATATACATATAAGCTTAAAGAAAAGCTTTTGCTAGCAAAAAAAAATCATAAAAATTTTGTTTAATAGAAAAAAAGTCTTTATATTTGTCTAAATATTAAAAGATTTTAAAATGGAAGACTATAATTTAAACAGATTAAAAGAAGTATTATCAATACCTACACATTCTAGAAATGAAGAATTAATGATAAACTATTTAAGGGGAGTCTTAGATGGTAAGGGTTATGAGTATTATGTTGATGATATAGGTAATATATACGTTACTAAAGGTGTTACGGATAATTACCCTTGTTTTGTAGCACATACAGATACAGTTCACAGAGTAAATAAAAACCTTAAAGTTGTTCAATTAGAAGAAGAAGGTAAAACCATATTAACTGGTGTAGATTCTACAACAATGAGACCATCTGGAATTGGTGGGGATGATAAGTGTGGTGTCTATCTTTGTTTGGAAATGTTAGATAAGTTAGATAACGTCAAAGTTGCTTTATTTGTTTCTGAAGAGATAGGTTGTATAGGTTCTAATCAAGCAGACCATAACTTCTTTAAAGACGTAGGGTACGCTATCCAATACGACTCACCCAAAGGTAATTCAATGAGTTTAACCTTAATGGGTAAAAGACTCTTCTCTGAAAATAGTGATTTCGCTGAAAAAGTTTCTGAACCAATTTTAGAACACGGTGTTGATAGTTGGGAAAGACATCCATACACAGATATTTGGCCTTTAATGGAGAAATTCAACTTTGCTTGTCTTAATCTAGCCGCTGGTTATCATAGATATCACACTGACAATGAATATGTTGTGGTTGAAGAAGTACAAAACGCGTTTAATTTAGGTATTAAACTTCATAGTATTTTAGGTGAGAACTTTTATGAAGGTTCCAAAAGTGAATTATTAACAAATAAACCTAACTACTCTACGATTGTAGAGGAAGATGGTGATGAAAACTAATAAGATAAATGACGATAAACAAAGGGTTAGACCTTTTACTAGAACTAAAAGGTAGATTAACGAAGTTAAGGAGAAACACTTCAGATATATCATCAATAACTGATGAATTGTTAACTATAAAAATGGAGTTCGGTGGTAGAATGAAAATGGATGACTCTATGGTCGAGACTATAGAAAAAATAATAAATAAAAATAAATAATAATGCCTGAATTAGCGGAAGTTAAAATCATGTCTGAATATATTAACTATGTTAGTAAAGACGAAACATATGTTAGTGTTGAAAAGTCTGAAAAAAATAAAAATCCAAAACTAGATATAACTTACAACTCCTTTAAAATTAATTCTTTTAGTAGGGGTAAGGAGTTGATGTTGGTTATTAAAGACAACGAAACCAAAGAAAATAAAAAATTTTTAATGGGTATGGGTATGTCTGGTAATTGGGTTTTTGTAGAGAAGGGTGGTATACCAAAACATTCACACATAGTTTTTGAAACAAAAAATGGTGGTAAATTATGTATGTATGATGTTAGAAGATTTTCTAGATGGAAAGAAAGTGGTGAATGGTCTCACAATAGAGGTCCTTGTATGTTAACTGAATGGGAAGATTTTGTAAATAACCTATATAATAATTCTCATAAAAAAATATTTGACAAACCAATTTACGAACTAATGTTAGACCAAAAATATTTCAACGGAATGGGTAACTACCTTAGAGCTGAAATCTTAGATAGGGCGGACCAAAACCCTTTTGTATCATCTAGAGAAGCTATTAAAAATAAAAACATGTTATCATTATGTGACACTGTAGTTGAAGAAGCTTATCAATTAGGTGGAGGTCAACTATCACAATGGATGAATCCATACTTTAATGATAAACAAACATTTAGACAGTGGATGAGGTGTTATACTAAAAAAGAAAAAATAAAAGATAAAAACGGTAGAACTTTTTGGTTCGATTCAAAGCATAAAAAAACCCTCTAATAAAGAGGGTTTTATTTTTAATAACTAATTTTTTATTAAAATACGTGTATAGCTCTATCAAATCTTAGAGTAGCGTTAATATCAGCGACATCCGATGAACCATAATCTAAGTCGTTAAAGTTAACGTTTGTTAACATAGTTCCTTGTAGTATCCATTTTTCAATGACAACACCTGTAGGGTCTAATAATTCTAACTCTACATCTTTTTTGTAACCTGCTGCATAACCCATACGACCTGTTACCGATTCTGCGTGTAAACGAACCCACTCCATAAGAGCTTGAGCCGCTGAAGGACCAATAGGGTCACGGAATGTTACATCGATACTTTCCCAATTAAATCTACCCGCTACATATGTCTCAGTGTTTAGGAATTGAATAGCCACCTCCTCTATAGAAATCGCTGGTCTAGAACCAGAAGCTACAAACCACTCTTGAATACCAAGAGGTGTAGGGAATCTAAATATAAACCTGTTCTTTTTCTTTGGTTCGTAAGGAACAGGCATTCTCATTAATAAATCTGCCATTGTTTATGTTTTTATTTTTTTTATTATCTTTTATTATAAATATGCGACAATTTTGTTTTATTTCATTAATTGTCTTATTCTTGTTATTTCCTCTTTTAAAGTTTTTTCATTATCTAATACTCGATTATCTATCAAATAGTAATCATCTGATACACTTTTATCGAACTCTTTCGATGATGTTGATTTACAACCATATTTTTTACATTTATCTAATACAGCCTTCTCATTATAATACAACTTACTACCTTTAGCTCCGTAATACATTGAAGCTAACATTTTCATAAATTGTGGTAAATTTTTCATGAAAGTAGATTCATCAAAACCAGCTTGATTGGCTGTACTACCTAAACCAGCTTCTATTATCAAATCGTATCTAATATCTGTTGAGTTATTTATACTACCCGCTGTTCCAGCTCCTTTACCTCTTTCACCAGGTTTTGAAATACCAGCCTTAGCCCTAGTACTAATCTCAAATTCTGGAAACGCGTCTTTGAGTTTCTTAAAAAACGACCCAATACCCTTTCTAGTATTCCTAATCCATGCGACTAAAGCTAAATTATCTTTCTTAAATAAACCTTTCTTCCATTTATCAAAACTAATATCCTTAAGTAAGTCACCGTCTTTTTTTAGTTTATTGAAAAAGGCTTTTAAATACTTGTCTTGGTCTACTTTACCTTGTCCTAAAGCTGCGTCAAAAAGTCCAGAAGGTAAAACAGTACCCTCTTTTAACCCAAGTCTATCCCACAAACTCTTACCACCAGGTAAAAAGTTTTTAGATAAATAAGCTAATTGCATGTTTCTATTACCATCTAGGAAATCTTTAGGTATACTAGGTTCACCAGTACCTCCACCTGTTGTTCCACCACCAGAACCTCCTTTAGGTTCATCTACCTCATCTCCTTTAGGGTCATCCACTTCACCTCCTTTAGGGTCATCACCTTTAGGTTCATCTACCTCATCTCCTTTAGGGTCATCTATAATTTCATCTGGATCTTCTTCGTCCTCTGGTTTAATATCTATGATAGGTGGATTTTCTTTTGTAGGTTTAACTAATTGTAGTGACTGTAATAAATCATCTAAAGTTTTAGATCTAGATTGTCTCTTACCTTTCTCCCTCATTAATTTAACAACAACACCCCCACCAAATAAAGCAATACCCAATATCTTAAGTATTGGTGCGGCTATCAATATTTTACTACCACCAACTATAGTTTTCTTAGTTGTCCATTTAATAATACTTTTAACAATCATACCTTTCAAAGTACCACCTGGTACAGTAACTAAAGTATCACCAGCATTTTTTCCAGTACCTGCCCAATCACCTTTAAATACTTCTCCTAAACTATCACCATGACCATTTGGGTTACTAACTATCTCACTCAATGTTGCTTTAGCCGCAACTGGGTCTTGAAATATACCACCTTTTTGTGTGATTATATCTATACCCACGTTTGGGTCACCATCACCTAATTTAGATAAACCAGCAACAACATCATTAGGGTCTGAACCTGGCCCTAAATCCATATCCATTGTTCTGTTCAGTATTTGAGTAAACCCTTCACCTGGTTGAATATTTCCCAAAGTACCCTCACTAGCCGACCTTATTTCTTCAGGTGACATTTGAGTAATTTCTTGAGGGTCAAAAAGATAGTGAATTAACCAACTTAAAGCTCCAAAAGAAGCTCCTGTACCTAATAAAGCTAATGGTAATTTCCAAGACTTCAAAGTCTTCATTCTTTGAGAATCTATTTTTTCAGCGTCCTTACCTACTTTAGACTGTAATTTTTTTCTAACATCCTTAGACCTATCTTCTTCGATGGTATTATCAACTATTAGTTCACTTTCTTTCTCTTCCTCAGAATCCATAACAGAATAGGAAGCTGATAAATCAACATCTAAAAATTTCTTAACATACTCTCTTAAATCTAATATAATTGAATTAGCAGCATCTATCGGTAAAAACCCTTTTTCTTCAGACTTCTTTTTAGTAGCTTCCACTATAGAATCGTAAACAGCTGCTATTGACTCTATTATATTTAAAAATATTTCTGGGTCTTGGTTATTTGGAAAATCTCCTTTACCCTTAGAACTTTGTTGTTTTATTAAAGAATCTAATTCTTTTAAAGACTCATTACCCTTTTTATCTAATATTCTAACTATTTTAGCTGCGGTCTCTTGATCTATTTTTCGTTTACCTAAAATCTTACCCCCAGCTTTATATCTACCTAATTTTGATAGTCCGTACTTAACCTTACTCCATAGTGATACCTTCTCTAACAATAAATGATTTTCTGGTATTAATTTATTTTCCAAACCATCTAATTCATCAATAGTTTCTATTAAATCTTTTTTTATTAAATCAATCTTATTATCTAATAAATCTAATAAAGCATTATTATCTCTTTTTAATGACATAAATCTTTTTTATATAAATATTAGGTATTTTATAAAAAATTAATTTGACTTATTATAATAATTAAACTATGATTATAAAAAAACAATAAATTTCAAAAAACATGTCAGAATTTAATAAGTACGCAACAAAACACCTAGGTCTAAACGAAAAAATGATTAATTCGTACCAAGAACTACAATCTGTAGCACCAAATGTGTCAGCTTCGGTTACCCCAACTATTATAGAAGAGAGACAATTAAATATGGCTGTAATGTCTGTATTTGATAGACTAATGATGGATAGAATTATTTGGTGTGCTGGTCCAGTAGATGATAGAATGGCTATAACAGTACAAGCACAATTACTTTATTTATCACAACAAGATCCAAAGAAAACTATAACAATGCATATAGATAGTCCTGGTGGAAGTGTAAAAGCTGGTTTATCTATGGTAGATGTTATGAATTATATTCCAACAAATATACAAACAATTAATACTGGTATGGCCGCTTCAATGGGTTCTGTATTGTTAGGTGCTGGTACAAAAGGTATGAGAGCTTCTTTACCACACTCAAGAACTATGTTACACCAATCTAGTGGTGGAGCAGCTGGTAACATACAAGATGCTAGAATACAATTTGATGAGTGGGAGAAAATAAATAAGACTTTATTTGAGTTATTAGGTAAGTATTGTGGTAAAACAGCCAAGAGAGTTGAGAAAGACGCTCAAAGAGATTTGTGGTTAAGTTCAAAAGAGGCTTTAGACTATGGTATTATAGATGAGGTTATTGGATAACAAAAAAGGACTGAAAAGTCCTTTTTTTTTTAAATACTATTTACCTTAACAATATGTTCCACACCATTTTTATCAAAATAGGTTACTTTCCAATCCTCAATTGGTGCTGGTCTACCCGAATAATCGTCTAAATCCCATAAACCATAATCTTGTAAGATTTCCTGTATCCATTCTTCAGCTGTCTCTTCTTGTTCAGATGAATTTAATTTATCGTAACCCTTAGTTTTCCAATCTTTTAAGTACGGACCCATAATCCATTCTTGACCACTCAAAAATGCTGAAGATAAAGCACCCAAATCAAAAGTACCTTTATTATCTTCTTGAAACTCAATTAATCTAATTAACCATTGTAAATTTTTTGTAGATTTTTCATCATTATTAAATTGAACCCAATCCGAAGACCATCTACTAAAATCTTCACCATAACCCAAATTAAAATGTAACCTCCACATATCTTTCGGATTTCTATTACTTACTGGTTGTAAAACCTCCAAGAAACTAGGGATATCACCAGCCCAATCAAAATCACCAGATTCCTTCAATATTTTTAATATTTTACTTCTCATCGTCTACTTTTCCATTTTAAAGGTCTAGATTGTAACCTATACCTATGAACCTTACCCTGTGTCCATTTTTCGTAATTAGGCCCTAAATAGTATTTTAGTTCACCGTGTCTACCCTTTTTGGTTTTAACAATACCAGCATCTCTTAAATTAGGTGTTAACGCACTATTTAAACCTGGATAATAGTCACGTTGGTAAACATCCCAGTAAAACTGTTTAGATGTAGAACCTGGATTTTCTTTTATGTACTCTATAAAGTTATAACTTAAAGAACCTTTCTTCAGTGGGTATTTAAATACAAATGTAGAAGAAGAATTAGCAGACACCCAATAGACCTCACCATCTGATGTTGTATGATACGTTTTTTCACTATTTTCACCACCCCACTCTCTCCTCCATGAGTTATCCCTAATAAAATCTACAACTTTATTATACAATTTGTTAATTATTATTTCGGGTCTAATATTAAAAAATTCATCTTTTTTCTTATTTAAAAACCTTAACCACGCTTCCCAGTTAGGATGTGAAGTATTAATGTTTCTCACAAATTTAGAACCAAAAATACGTCCAAACCCATCGTAGTCCATAACCAATTCATGGGTTTCTAAATTAACACCCTCCTCATCTGTTAACATTATTTCTAAAAATTGTTCCTTACCAGTCATGTCCTGTGTACCTAAAACAAAACCACTATAAATGGGAATTCCACCATCTAAATCGTGTTCCATTGAAGTATATTCATTTAATGTAAACCAAAATGTGTGTGTTGAGGAATCTGTTTCTAATTCATCGATACCACCGTTAAGTTTAACCACCTGTTCTTTAGGTAAATCTCTCTTTAGTTTACTCATAAATTTACTAACTAGACCACTATCAACTAATTTTTGTTGAAAATCATTTAGTATAAGTTTAAGAGCCAAATCATTCTTTTGTCGTTCTTTGTTTTTAGATTGGATGGTTTGTCTATAATAATTTTCCATCGAATCAATCATATCTTTCGGTAGTAAGGGTATTATATGTGATATTTTTATTCTATTATCTTTAATATCATACATTTCTACTTCACCCCTATCTAAAATAGAATAACCTACGTATTTGTTTTTATCATCATCGAAATGATACCTCCAATTAATAGCTATTTTATACATGATATTATCATTTACCTCACCCATAGATTGTGTAGTTGGTATTTCATTTTTATCTAAAATATAAAACAATAATGCGTCATCTGTGTAATCATCGAAATGACTTGGGTTGTTTTTACTGGCGGTACACCACTTAGTTCCAGCACCATACTTACAAGAGGCTAAATGTGATTTAGGTACTATCACGACCCATCTACTACCATCATATATAACATCTCTCTCACTAGTTAACTTTGTTTTTAACTCTTTTTTTCTTTCTACTTCTTTAGCCCCTTCTATTACCGATATTAAAAATTTAAAATCAGTATCACCCCTATATTCCTTCGAGTATATGTCTTTATTTTTAATAAAACCTTTTTCCGATAATTCATGGAAATCAATCAACATGTTAAGTATTGAGTTAGGTACATCCCACTTTACACCACAACACATATTTTTCAAGGCAAACTCTAAATACTTTGGGTGTGGTATCTCCTCCTCAAGTACACTTATGAAAGAATCGAAATCATCATAATCACCACCACGAATCTCTATACCACCGACTGTATCAAAATCCTTTTCATACAATTCACGATACTTATTCATCAAATCTTTTCTACGTGATTCAAGTATCAAATCCTTTAATATGTAATTTATTTTATTCATTAGTCTATATTAAAACTTTGACCATCTTCAACATGTAGTGGCCTTCCCTCTTTTTTTCTTTTATTTAACCACCTATCAAATACATCCATTACTTGTAAGATATTTAAATTATTATTATTGGCGTAAAGACCAAAAGAATCATAAGCATCCTTTATATCACCAGAACTTTCTTGAAAAGTAGTTTTACCCCTACGAGATCTAACATAGTCATAAACATCATCAGCTAATATTGTATATTCTTTCTTACCCCCATCTATTGGATTAACCAATTCTTTTACCATCTCCGCAAACTCCTCAACATCTTCTTCAATTACCGCATGAGCTCCATACACATTCATAATCCAATTCCTCCACCATTCTATATCTCTTTTGATATATATACCTGGTGCATTTCTTCTATTACTTTTATATTCACCTTCACCATAAAAGTAATCTTCAAAATCTTGTTCAGTGTCTACGTCACTAACCCAATCAAAATCCTCTGTTTTCTCTTTCAATATTTTACGTATTAAATTTTTCATTCTTTTTCTATTACCATTTTTCTCTTACCCTTCTCAGAGGTATCATAAACCACAAAATGAAATTCTGGATACATTTTATTGAGTTCTTCTTCAATAAATAGTTCCATAGACCTAACATTTCTAACATCATCATCAGAAAACCCTAATGACATTTTTTTATAATCACTATTCACCAAAGTTTTTACATTATCAAACACCTTTTTTATAAAATGTTCGATAGCTATTTTTTTTGCGTGTTCTGGATTAGATGCTGTGAGAGACGTATCAATACCAAACCTTTGACCGAACTCCTTAGATGACACTGGATAGTATTCACCCATCTCATCTAAATAAAAATCAATTGTTTGTTCATCGTTTAAATCTCTAGTACTTCTCACACTTTTCTTTATATTACTAACCATTTTTTCTTTTTCCTCTTCAGTAAAAGTTTTATCTATAAAAAACTTAACACCATCCCGTAAAGTTTGGGGTTTATGTGACCTAGCTGTGTTTATACCGAAAGGGTTCGCGAAAATAAGAGCTTCTTTAAATTTATCATAACTAGGAGCAAACATTTTATTTTCTAAAGCCTTTTTAATATCTCTGATAAATGATTTAGAATCTCTAAAGTCTTTAAAGGCTATATTGGGATCATTATCTCTAAGTCTATAATTAGAATCAGTCCTAACCTTAGAATAATCCTCAGTAGAGACATCAATAGGTTCCCACCCACCAGAAGTACTAACATCCATTTTAATGGTGGTAGGCATGTAAAGTATATTATCATCCCAATCAAATACATAGGATCTAAGATTGTTTTCTTGTAATTTACTTTTAACCAAATTTAGTTGTGATTCAGTAATAACATACTTTTTCATATAAAATATTTATATTTATATATAAATATCACTCTTTTTAATAAAAAATATTGGTATTATTAGGTGTTTTAGGATAATTTTTTTAATTTTATAAAAAAATAATATGTCAGATTTAAGATATTACGTAGAGGACAAAGGTCTCACAGAAGAAGAAATGGTAAAAAACATATCTATCATAGTGGACGATATTAATCACAAAGGGGATAAGGTTAAGGAAAGTGTAAAACATTTTTGGTTTTTAATCCTTGGGGTGATTATTTCTTTGGTATTGAGTCTACCATATTTTGTACCTATGTTATTCGGTATTGCCTCTTTTATGGTTTTACTTTTATGTGGGTTTTTTTCTAATAAAAGAAAGGAAAGAATAAATGATTATTGGTTTATTGTTATAAAATGTAAGGAGAGTGGTGTTCTAAACAAAGATAACCTTAAAAAGTTAGAAAAATTTGAGATTAATGAGTTATTTGGTAATAAATAATTTTGTTAATTAAATAATAATTATTATATTTGTATATGAAAAAATTAAAAATATTAAAAAGTATTTTGTTTCTAACAATAATTAGAAATGGTCTGAGTATTATTTTTATTTGGTTATTAGTGTTCCAAGCCTTCCTAGGTTGGTTATTTGAATTACCTTTATTATTTTCCTTGTTTTCACATTTTATTGTGTGGTATTCAATTATGGTCATTAAAATAAAACCAATACAAAAAGAATATGATGATGATATGTTGGAGATATCCAATATGATAAAAGAACTAAAACAAGAAATCTCCCAATAAAAAACCCCCACAGTATTGTGAGGGTTTAATTAATATTTAAGGTTTTTTATTAATATCTAATATCACCAGTTTTATCTCTTGTTCTTTTATTAGTAGCCGAACCACCTATAACAGCTCCAGGTACTAATATAGCTAACATAATCATAACCACTAAACCAACTGGTAAACCAAGTGTGTACATACCCGCTCCTATAGCCGCTTTAAGTAAAACACCTACCGCAGTTACAAAGGCTGCACCAGCAGTACCCCATCCACCAATCTCTTTAACTCTATTGATAGCTCTATCTACTTTACTCATTTTACCCTTTTCAGATTCGTTGATTAAATTACCCATACTTAAAATAGCTTCCATAACTTCTTTGTTGTCCTCTATTTCTTCAGTAGGTACATCTTCTGCATCTACTTTAGAAGCTGTTGATTTAACAGTAGCTAAAGCATCTTGTACTTCTGGGTCGTCAGATTGACTTAATTTATCTAAAAATGCTTCTACTTTAGATTTGAATTTCATTTTAAGTCTATCAAACATACCTTCTCCTAAAACTTCTTCTTTGTTTTCCACTAAAGAATTGTCAGAAACTAGAGACTCGACTACCATCTCTAATTGTTCTTTTGTTACTTTATATCTTTTTTTCATTTTAATATTACTTTTTATAATTTACCATTTTATTGAAGAAATCCATATCTTCTTTTATAATTTCTTTATTAGTTGTGTTAGATAAAGCCTCAGTCAAACCATTTACCGATTCTTCTACTGAAGTATTCTCACCTTCTTTAACTTCTTCTTCTTTAACTTCTGTAACAGTATAAGTTTTACCATCTACTTTGAACGTATTCTCACCTTTTTCTTTTGCTTTAGCTAAAGCTCCAGAAAACTCATTACCCTCATCAACACCTGCTTCAGACATACCTTCACAACCTTCACATACACCCTCAACCATTCTACCACCACATTCGTTACACATTTGTTCTTCATTCATATGGTCACCCATATCGTTCATATAATCACCTTCCTTCATCTCATCTTCGTAAGAAAGAGTAACATTATTGTTACAATCACATTTACCATCTTTGTGTAACATATCCATTTGTTCTTTAGAAATAACAACACAGTCCATTTTTTCTGAACCTAATTTTTCTAATAGTTCAGCCATTTTTTTATCATCACCTTTAATATCTTCGGTGTATACTAGACATTTATCACCACACATACAATGACCTTCTTTATGAAGTTCATCCATTTGGTCTTTAGTGACTTTCATTTCGTCTTTAGACTCTACCACATTATTCATTTCACTCATGGTATTTTCCATAACTAAGTCTAGTTGTTTTTTTGTTACAATTTTTGACATAATATTCTTTTTTAATATAAATATGTTAAAATGGGGAAAACTGTTTAGTAATCCCCATTTATTAATTTCACATCTTAGATATCATCGAATGACGCTCCAGTAGGAGTTACATTAAACTCTAAGATTATAAATTCTAAGGTAGGAATTGGTTTTAAAAATATCTTACCTCTCATTTCATTTCTATCAATTTCTTCAGGGTCACTAGAAAGTTGAACTCTAAAGTCTGATAAACCTCTTTCTCTTCTAATATTATCTAAAATTGGATTTACTAAGTTTAAGAATTGATTTCTAACTATTTGGTCGTTTTGTTCAAATAACAATCTTACCGCTACTGCTGAAATTAATTTTCTAGTTTGTAGTAACAATCTTCTAATATTTAATCTATCTAAAGCTGAATCAGCAACTTGTAGGTTTTTGTTACCCCAGATTAAAGTACCCTCATCAGAATAGAACGCCATTGGGTTAATTCTACCTTCATAAAGTGTATCTCTTTGTGATTCAGTTAATTTAGTTCTTGGTTGAATAGCTACAGTTCTACCTCTTGTATAACCTGCTGTTGCGTACCATGGGAAAGCTATATTATCTGTAAGTGCTATATCTTTTACCACTTCTAGTGTTGGTGGTAAGAATATGTTTATAGAGTTCTCACTATCTTTCATTTGAATCCAAGGCCAGTAAGTGGCTGTATAGTTAGAATCTAAATCAGCGTCACTTAAGATGTCTACTATAGCATCTGGTGATAACTTATCTATTGTGTTAAAACCTAATCCATTTAAGTCAAATGAAGAATCTTCTTGAACAGCTCCGTCTGGAGAAGTAACTAAATAAATTGAGTCAGCTCTATCTTCCTCTACCATATCGATAGTCTCCTCAACTAAACTTAAGTTAGATTGATAATCTATACCTGGTGTTGTAAACACATTTATGTTAACACTCTCTGGATTTTGGAAAGTTTGTATAGCTTCTAAATAAGCGTAGTAATCTGAAGTACCAATAGTATTACTTAGTTGACTAAATTCAGATGATGTTAAACCAGCTGTAAAACCAGCCTTACCTATTCTATATCTATCAGTGTTTGTTCTTGGTGTAGTACCAGACTCTCTATGACAATTCCAACCATCAAAACCTAAGTAAGGTACTAATGTGAATTTTCTAGCGTTAACACTTTCATAAACAGTATCTTGTATCGCTAAAGCGTCAGTAAATGGACAACAACCAACAATAAACTCACCAGCTACAGTAGCTCCACTGTCCATATGGAAACCTTTAGTAGTGGCTGTCCATGGATTTGGTGATGAATCATTAGTATAACCCTTCCAATCAAACATGTCTTGGTCGATTCCTACAGTGTTAGATATACCTAAATAAACTTTTCTTAATTTATCATTAGTTAAGTCATAAGAACTTTTATACTCTAATTCTGGTGCTAAAGCCGTAGTTAAAGAATCACTAGTTACATAATCTCTAACTCTATACCCCTCAAATCCTGATGGGAAAGCGTCTGTTGGTGCGTCAGGATTAAGTACTAACATGATAAATCTACTTCTAAGTGGATACTCACCATCTGCTGTACCTATTCTTTCACCAATAAATGAATTATCGTTAGGGTCTAACGAACATCTAGAGAATCTTTCTAATATTTGTGGTCTAGAATCTAAATCGTAGAATTCTCTAACAACAACATCAAAAGTCTTATCTTCTAAATTAATTCTTTGTATTGATATTTTTATTTCTTTATTTGCTCCGCTACCGTCTGAAATAGAAATAAACTTAAATAGTTTATCTACTTGATTACCTCGTAGTTCAGAAACTATCCAAGGAGTCTCAGGTGTTTGCCATTGTTGTTGGTAGTTATCAAAACTATCAAAATGTAATAATTGTGATTTTAAACCTAAAATTTTACCGTTAGTAATTAAATCAGATAACATGTTAGGGTAAATTTCTTCTACCCATACTCTAGTATCTCTATCAGAACAACTCTGACCAATAACCCTAGGTAAATAATTTCTTTTTGTAGAATCTAAAGAAGCTTTATAAGTTTCTACACTAGTAAATCCAGAACTAGAAGCTGATAGAGTAAAGTTACCTAAAGGATCAGTTGATGTTAAACTAAAGTCACCCACTAAACCAGTTGTTGATTGGTCCGTTCTCCAATAAAGAACATCACTAATAACGTCAGCTCTAGACCTTACCATCGCTAATATTTTGTTTTCACAATCATAAGCGTCCGCCGTAAATGTACTTGTTACACCACTTATTGTACCAGTAAGTCCTGTTGAGTTAACTGATGTAACCTCACCAGCTATAGCAGAACCATCGAAAGTACCACCACTAACTTTAGTGAATGCTATCTCACCACCACCTGGTAATGAAAAATCAGTACCAACACCCGTATAAGGATTTACGTTGATACCAGCGTTATCGTCTATTAAGTTTTCAGCTTCAGTAGCTCCCGCTCCAGCAAATCCAAAGAACTCTAATGTAGCTCCCGCTCCTGAGAAAGAAGCTGTGAATGTACCAGTAGAAGCAGTTGTTATTGTACTAGGGTCGTAATCAGCATCAGCTACAATTGCCCAAGCCGCTCCAGCATCATAACCAGTTAAACCTAATATTCTAGTTACAAATAACTGATTAGATTCTGTTAAATACTGTTTAGCTATATAAGAAGCTTCAAATTGAGGTTTACCATTTAAAAATATTCTAGGATTTAGTCCACCGAATATTGTGGTATACTCTTCATAATTTGTTATAAAAATAGGTTCGAAAGCTGGACCTTTAACAGTCTCACCAACTATACCTAATGTTGTAACACCAACTTGTTGTGCTACAAATGTTAAATCTTTTTCTGATGTAAACACACCTGGTGATACATATACTTTATTGTCTGCCATTGAAAAATGTTTTTTCTTTTTATGTTATTTTCTAATAATAAATATTAGATAAAAACTCAAAAAATTTATTTTATGGTATATACCATAAAATAAGTATGAAAAAAAAGATACTTTTATCATACTTATAGAGAAAAGCCATATGAAAAGAGATAAAAACTTGAAAATTACACCTCAAACACATAAAATATTAAAAGACTATTGTGACAAAAATGGTTTAAAAATGTTCGCTTTTGTTGAAAAGTTAATAAAAGATAAATGTAAAACTAAGATAGATATTTACGGTGATGAGATATTACAATAAATATTTTAAAAAGTTAATAATTGATAAGTCACCTCAATATTTACAAAACCATCCCCACCAGTGATTAGACCAAACCTTAAATTCGTAGTTAAAGGTTGACCCAATTCTGTTACAGTATTAAAACCACTCATTATCTCATTACTACTTCCTGTCGGTATTGTAGCGGAAACAGTCATATTACCAGTAATGTTATTTAACTTTAAAAAATCAAAACCACCAACAACGTAGGGTGTGGTACCATATACATATTTAAAAACCCCTGAGATTTGATAATATTCATTTGGGTTTGGAGTTGGTAAGACGGTTACCAAATCATTATTCAATATATTGGGTGATGTGTAACTTACAGTAGTAAAGTTAGAATTTGTAGAACCAGTAGAACCACTTTCTACAATAAAGTATTTTATAATATCAGGACCACAATTCTTATTCATCATATTGTTATTAAACCATTTATTATTATTTCAGCCGTTTTATTGGAATCTACCTTTACCACAGTTATCTCAATAACATCACTAGGTTCTACACTAAAAGGTACGTTAACTACCGAACCGTTTTTATAAATAGTGTAAGTAGTTATATTATTAGTATCTATAGTTGTAAAATCAGTTTTATTATCAACATTAAATTTTATACTAGTACCTGCTCCAGGTAAAAATTGTATCACACATTTTAAACTTTGGTTATCAGATGTATCATCTTTAATAAACTTAGTTATATTTTTAGGTTTTTTAGAATCTAACTCTGTAGTTAAAAACACTCTACTAATAGCTGGTTTAACCTCGAACTCTTCAGTATCAACCAAATAACCCATTAACTTCATTTCATAACTTTGAACATAATATCTCTTACCGTTTATATCATCAACCTGACTTTCATCACCTATACCCTCCAACATTATTGGGAAATAGTGTCCTTTAATATTAACATAAGCTTGAGCTGAAGCAAAGGTTTGTAATATTTTTTTAGTTAATTTATTTAACTCCCTCATTCTAAAAGTAAAAAATCTAACTGTGTAATACATATCCACACCAACTGGGTTGGGTATACCGTATATGTCAGCTCCCTTTCTGTTACCATCCCAAATAGGTATCTGCATATAAGGAAATTCTTTTCTAACAGGTATCTTGAAATCGGCTGGGTTAGTACCTTGTTCTGGGTTAGGTCTTCTAACAATGGACATGAATGGTATTTTCATATTTTTATACTTATCACTAGTCCTCCAAGTTTTAGCAAACTCATTCCACCTTTGTAGTGTTAAAAAATGTACTGGTATTTTCTTACCTTCTATAGTTATCTCTAAATCATTACCCACAAATTCTACAAAACCTTTATCTAAATCGTCTATAGCAACTTCTCTCGGTAAGAACTGTTTATTTTGTTCTAAAAATTGTTCAGACCAGTTTTGAGGGCCGTCATATGGACCATTAACCTTTATATCTATATCTTTTTTTATTTTCTTTGGTAGAGACATTAGTAGTTTGGATTAAATTCATTTTCATCAGCTGTAGTACAAACAACAGTTCTATAATAACCCTTATACCCAAGTCTGGTATGTTGATTATCTGAAAATATTTTACCATCATCTACAACAGTAAAATACTTAATATTATCTTCTCTATCTGAGTAACCTATATAATCACCATAAGTGATGTCCACATTAAGTTCTTCTAAATGAGTAACAAAAACAGTGAAAGTAAAATTACCATACTCCTCTATTCTACCATAACCTTCGGAATAAGCTTTGGATTCTGATTTTTCTAATTGGGGTCTGACCTTTATCTCAATAGGTGGTTTAAACCTTATTTCTTGAGTACTAGACTCACCGTAAACATCGTCTGTTTGACTCTTAATTCTATCAACTCTAAATAATACTACGGTAAAATTTAAATCACCTTCTACAAATTCACGAGCCATCTCATCTTCTAGATTAAAATCAGTGTAGTCATAGAATCTATGTAATCTTGAAATAGGGAATTTCTTCTTACTCATAAATGTTTTTTATATAAATATCTATTAAATACCATTTCATTTATTTTATTAAAAATGTTTATATATTTAATAAGTTATGTTAGATATTAGTAAGTTGAAAAACAGAAAAGCTCTAGTTAGACTTAAGAGTTATAGTGGTACTAATGAGTACTTAATATCTCTAAGGGATAGAATAGAAAAAGAGGGGGACTTCCCAATATCACCCAGTACGGCAGAATATATAGAATCTAATTTCGACAGAGACCCTGTAGAAATAAATAAAGTCGTAGATATAAATGAATTTTTAGGTAAACAATTACAAACTAAGTTTGAATTAAATCACATACCACAAAAAGTTTTAGTGGAGTGGGTGTTAGGTGAAACGGAAAAAAGTTATCACGTAAGAGGTAAGTTATTTAAAAACCAAAAGTACTCCCCAATATTCTACCTATCTAAAACACAAGTTTATGAAAATTTATTAGATATCGAAATGGATGTTGATGTAGACTTTGACGAGTATCAAAAGATGGATAAAAGGGGTTGGAGGGTATTCCCACATCAAGAATCTGGTATTAAATTCTTGTTAAGTAAAAATAATCGTATTTTAGGTGATGACATGGGTTTGGGTAAAACATTGATGTCTACAATAGCCTCTATAGAATCCAAGTCAGAAAAAATATTAATTGTTTGTCCAGCTAATGCTAAGATAAATTGGTTTCGTGAAATAAATGCGTATATACCAGAAGAAGATATATCAATCATTAAATCAGGTCATTGGAATCCTAAAAAATATACAATAATAAATTACGATATTTTAAAAAACTTTCATACCATTACTGATGGTAGAAAAAAATATAAAGACCATGAAATACGTAGAGAACTAGTGGAAGAAGGTTTTGAATTAGTTATAATGGATGAAGCTCATATGGTTAAAAACCCAAAAGCTAATAGAACCAAAATAATGAATCAAGTAACAGAAAAAATTAAAAAACGTTGGTTACTAACGGGTACCCCTATAGCAAATAGACCAATGGATTTCTTTAATTTATTAAACATATGTGACTCCCCAGTTACAGCTAGTTGGAAACAGTTCGCGTTTAGGTATTGTGACGGTAAAAAATTTAAAAAAAGATTGAAGTCTGGTGCATATAAAGATATATGGATAACTGATGGAGCTTCTAACTTAGAAGAACTACATGATAGGACTAAAAATTTAATACTTAGAAGAAAAAAAGAAGACCATCTAGATTTACCACCTAAAATAGTGGCACCATACTACGTAGAAATAGAGGATATGAATCAGTATCATAAAGTTTTTGATGAATACTTAGCTTGGGCCAAATCAGAGGGTAAAAAATTAGGGTCAGGTAGACATATGGTAGAATTAATAGTTTTGAGAAAATACCTATCTCTAGAAAAAACTAAATTAACCATTGAATTAGCTGAACAGGCGGTAGAAAATGGTCAAAAAGTTATTATATTCACTAACTTTACCCACTCTTTTGATTATTTAATGAACCATTTTGGAGGGTTAGCGGTTGGTCATAACGGTAAAATGAATGCAAACAGTAAACAAAATTCGATAGATAGATTCCAAGAAGATGACAATGTTAGGGTTTTTGTTGGTAATCTTATCTCAGCTGGTACAGCCATAACCCTAACCAAAGCTGAAACAGTTATTATGAATGATTTAGATTTTGTACCCTCAAACCACTCACAAGCGGAAGATAGAGCTCATAGAATAGGTAGTACATCAACAACCAATGTGTATTACCCTATAGCTGTAGGTACTATTGATGAGATGATGTTTAAAATACTAGAAAAGAAAAGAAAAATAATAGACACTGTAATAGGTGATGAACACGTCTCTATGGATATAGAAAATGATTTGTTTGGTGAGTTACTTAGTGGTTATTTTTAATTAACAAACTATCTTAGAATTAACAAAACTATCTATTACGTTTATAAATAATTCCTCGTATATTGGTAATATTAATGAACAACCATCACTGAAAGTATCTATTTTAAATTCACCTTTATACACACCAGCCGTATTTACCTCTCTTTTTTTAAATTGATACCCTAAATAATATTCTTGTTGTATTGTTAAACAATTATCAGTTTCAACTGGTATTATTAAAGCGGGTTGATTAAAAACCTTATACCTACCCGTTTCTATATTTAACATTGAAAATGTTATAGCTGCATTCTCTAATTCCTCAAATATCTTTTTATAGTCATTTCTACCATCGTTAATGATTTTCATTTGTAGTATTGGTAGTTGTGAATTTTTTCTAATGAAGAAGTTTTGTGCCATTTTCTATTTTTATATAAATATGTTTCAAATATTAATTATCGAACTTATTAAAGAAGAATGTGAAAGATAACCCAAATATAACTCTTGCTACAATAACAAAAATTAGACATTCCATTTTAGAACTACAAGGTATAAATAGAAAAAATATACCAGAAAAAATAAAAAAGGTTCTTAGTAGTTTAAATAGATGCCAAGCATCAGTAAACCCAACAAGAAGACTTTTAGATAAAAAAAACTTTTCACCAGCCAAAGGGTCACCGTTCCTATATTTATTTCTCCAAGACTCCCTAGGGTCCCAAAATAATTGATTTTTTTTTCTTTTAAATATAGAACCATCATAATGAAATTGTATTTTATCCATGACCGCTTCACAAATTCCAGAAATTAGAAACAATATAAATCCAATGTATATCATAATCTTTTTATTATAAATATTAGTATGATTAATAAACCTATGAATTAGGTTCCCAGTCCTTCGATTTATTATTTAAACCTTTAAAAATATCTTTCTCATAATCATACATCTCGTCCCACGTTTGTGGGTCTATTTTAAAATAAATCCAAGTAATAGGTATGAAAACCCAGCACATAATAAATGGTAAGGCCCAATTATCATTACCTTTAGAGTATAAAATATAGGATGTTATAAACGCGATTAACATAATATAAGTTATCGGATGTAGTTTAAATAAAAATAGTTTTTTTTCAATTGAGATGGGTCTGTACAAATTAAATAAAACTCTTCTAATTTTTTTATACCCTTTAGGGTGCACTCTTAATAAGTTTTCTATTTTACTTTTTTCCATTTTATTCTTTATTTTTAGGTCTACCCTCTTTGTCTAGGGTTATTTTTATATGTTCTATACCAGTAAACTCATTCACATCCGTTATCCACCCACCTTCCCATTGTCCACTATAAACATGTTCTACGTAGTTATTATAAATATCGTAAGATTCGTGTACATACATATTTTCATTTTTATAGATATCTGTATACTTCTTCCTATCTTTGGGTTCAAAAGTTATTAACCCTTTATCACTTAAATAAGACTCTATTGCGTCAGTAAATAACCACGGACCAGTTAATACGTGAACCATATGTTCATATTTAAAATCAATACATTTCTTAACTCTATCGACACATTCATCTATAACACGTTTTAATATTGGACTTCCTTTAGGTGCCGCAAAAACCCACTGACATATACCTTGATCTTGTGGATACTCTGTGGTTAATATTATGTCTGATTTTTTTTGGAATATAGGGTCAATATCTTTATTGAGTAACTTAGTATCCATATCTGCGTATATACCACCGTAATGGTATATAATACAATACCGCCATAAGTCTGCCTTCATTACGGGTAGTGGTAAATTGGTGTAAACTTCATATATATCACCAAAATTATCTTTCATGAATTGGTCGGCCTTTTCATCACTATAAAAAATGTGGTCATAACCATCTACATCCCAAGATAAATAACAATTGAATAACCTATCATTATCCATTACATAGGTCATGGACTTATGTGTTTGATATATCTTTTTAGGTATCAATTTATGAAAGATAACTGTAATTCAGACCTTAAAGGGTCATTAGGGTAATCCACCCCACTAATAGGGTATTTACGTGTATCTAATGTATAATCACCGACTAGTTTTTTATTAATGAAAGATAACTCCATTACATTGGGAATATCAAACCCATGATAATTAAAAGTAGATCCAATATTGTTATCATGTACGTGGTTTAATAAGAAAAACTCATTAAGTTCATTCATTAATTTTATGAACCTACCTAGTATTATGGGATTATCCATGTAGTGAACCTCAATTATTATACCAGTAGTAACCTCACTTATTTTAAGTATATTAGTTCTATCGAAATAATCATATTCATTACCCTCAATGTCTATTTTAAGTAGAACATCACCAGACACACCACATTCATCGTAATGTTGTAAAAAATCCTTACAACTATGTTCGTACCCTAAACCCTCTGGTATGTAAGTTAATAACCCTTTCTCCCATTTATTTTGGTTTATAGTGTGGTCAAAAAGAAAACACGGTTTTCCATAAGTAACAGCAAAATCTTCCTCATATTTAATATCATCGTCAACACCGTAAGTGAATAGATTAGTACATTTGTTTAAGGCCAATTCTGATATTACATAACCACCATCACAATTAGGACCTAGTCTTTTTTTTGGTGAGTTTACATCATAAGGTTTTAATAATTCTATAATATTTAAATTCATTTTTTTATTTTAAATAATTCGTTAAAAATTTTAAAAAAAAATTCATTATCCTCATCGTTCCCATAACCTAAACCATGATTATCTTGTTTTGTATATAATTCAAAAAAAGTGACATTACCTATCTCAGAAATCTCATAGTCTAGTTCATCACTATTTGAGTAATTAATATGACATAAAAGATGGTAATTCTGAGTCATATCCGATAATGAGTTATTCAACTCAAAAACATCAGACATAATAGACTCACCCATTTTACTTTTTAAATTTTTATAAGAACATATAAATAATTTTTTATCTTTTATTTTCATAAATTCCCTAAACCTATCAACACATCTAACATAGTAATCATAATCTCTCTTATCTCTAGGATTCTTATGGTTAAAAAAGTTTTTATGGTATAAAGTGTGACCAGCCTGTCTCCCACCATGTGATAACCCAACATCGTAGATATCTGTATAATATTTTGGGTTTAAA